CTCAGGGTACATCAGCGCGGGAAGTGCCGGTGCGCCCAATCAGGTTCGCATCAACGAGATCGACAAGGATGGGGTGAATCACGCTGGCCCATTCTCCCGTATGCGGATTGGCGACAGCATCTTTGTCGGCACCCAAGAGGGCATCATCGCCCAAGAGCCTATCGACGTGGGTGGCTACTACATTTTCGAGATGGTGTCGTGGCCCGTGCTTGCCGATGGACCGTACGACGTAACGCTTGGCTTCAACACGTAACAGCGGGTAGGTATGCCCCGTTTCCCAAGCATCCCACTCAAAAGGAAAATTCAAATGAACCAGGAAATGCCTACCTTCGACATCAGTAGCATCCCTCAGGACTTCAGCCCGCTCCAGACACTTGGCAACGGGCCTGACACGAAGCTCTACGACGGGGATGAGCGTCTGTACGTCACCTTCAAGACCGAACCGGTGTTGAACCCTGCCGCCAGTACCAAGGCTGGTCGTCCGATCTACGACGACATCGACATGATCACCATCCACGCGCCGGGGTCGAAGCTGACCAGCATCGTCGATCACGCCAAACGCTACACGCAGGGTCGTCCGATCCTCGCCGCCAAGTATCGCGACTGGAAGTCCGGGCAAGTGGAGTCTGCCGGTGGAACCCCACTGGAGAACTTTCCGTTCCTGTTCACCAAGCCCTCGATGATCGCGGAACTGAAGTACCGCAACATCTTCACGGTCGAGCAGTTGGCTACCCTACCCGACAGCGGCAAGCAGACCATCATGGGCGGCCACGAACTCAGCCAGAAGGCGGCTGAGTGGATTGCCTCGACTGCCGCCAATGCGGTCGACGAGGAGAAGGAAGCCCTCAAGCAGCGTGTTTCCGACATGGAAGTAATGATCGCCAAGCTGGCCGGCGGCGAACCGAAGCAGTCGCGCAAGAAGCACGTCGAGATTGACGCGCCTGCCGAACCCGACAGGTTGCCGTCGTTTATGGAGAAGTGAGATGGCTGAAGTCCGTGACGTCAAGTGGGTAGTCCAGCAGTCGATGGTCGAGATGGGTTTGCCAAAGCCCAACGAGGTTGTCACGTCTTCAGACGCCACGGTTCAGCAGATGCTGGCCCTGCTCAACAGGGCCGGCAACGACATGGTTCTCGGGTTCCCGTGGGAGCAGTTGATCAAGCAGTGGATCATCACCACGGAGGAGGGTGTCGCCGAATACGAGATGCCCTCCGACTGGTCTTACTTCATCGACCAGACCCAATGGGACCGCACCAACCACTGGCCGCTGCTCGGCCCGAAGACGGCGCAGGAGTGGCAGTGGCTCAAGGGCGGCCTGCTCTCCAGCGGTCCGCGTCTGCGTTATCGGGTTGTTGCAGCCAAGTTCGAGATCTGGCCTGTCCCGTCGCCGTCCAACACGCCGGTCGGCGACAGCAACATCACGGGCGTGTTCGCCCCCGGCACGCTGGCAATGGAGTATGTGGCCGACACATGGTTGAAGGATGCCTCGAAGGCGAACACCTACTACGCCTCCGTTCAGTCCGACAGTGACATCCTGCTCCTCGACCCGTGGGTGATGTCAGCCTACCTGAAATTGAAGTACTGGGAAGCCAAGGGGCTGGATACGACAGCCTACATGAAGGACTTCCTCGGGACGTGGGAAGCCAAGATCGGCAAGAACAAGGGTGCGCCGATGCTGACGCTGGCACCCCGCGCCCGTACGATGCTCATTGGGGTGCAGAACATACCAGACGGATCTTGGATGACAGGTTGGTAACGGGAACAGCACATGAGATTCACTCCCATTCGGCAAATATCGAAGGTCACGACACGTTCGTCACCGGTCAAGGGTATCAACGCCTACGATGCGATCATCTCCGCGCCGGAGGGGTTTGCCCTCATCATGCGGAACCTGTTTGCCCAGCCTTACGGGGTGCAGGTGCGTCACGGGTATGTTCGTCACGCCGAGGGACTGGATGGTGATGTGGAGACAATCATGTCCCACAACACCCTCACGCCGAAAATCTATGCGTTCAGTACCGGAGATCCTGACGCCATCCTCTACGATGTAACGACGCCGAACGCAGCCCCCGTGGTCGAGATAGACGATCTCACCAACGCCCGCTGGCAACACATCAACTACCCGAACGAAGCGGGTGTGCATCTCATGGCGGTGAACGGTGAGGACAGCCCGATCTGGATCAAGCCGGATGGAACGATTGAGCGCCTGATTGCCGGCGACGGAACTACCGCGAACACTGTTTCCGGCATTGACCCTCTGAAGTTCATCCACGTCTATTCGCACCAGAAGCGTCTGTGGTTCGTCGAGAAGGACACCACCTCCGGCTGGTATCTGCCGCCGAACGTGCTGTACGGTGTCGCAGGGCAGTTCGACTTCGGCCCCAACTGGACCCGTGGCGGGTACCTCACCCAGATCATCACCTGGACGATTGACGACGGCAACGGCGCAGACGACCACCTCGCGGCCATCTCATCCGAAGGTGAGGTCAGCATCTACCAGGGTACCGACCCGGAAGATGTTTCGACGTGGGCGTTGCAGGGCGTCTATTTTGCCGGTGCGCCGGTCGGTCGTCGTGCGGCCACCCGGTATGGTGGCGACGTGCTGATCGTGACCGAGTTCGGCGTTGTCTATATGTCCGACCTGCTGAAGTCGACCAAGGTGAATCCGTCCGAGGAGAACTCGAGCAAGTACATCCAGCAGTTGGTGTCGCAGGCAGTCTCCAACACACGGGACAAGTTCGGCTGGCAGCCGTTCGTCTTCCCCGGCAAGAACATGCTGATGGTCAACATCCCGACCACCAGCCAGACTTTCTTCCAGTTTGTCCAGAACGACATCACGAAGGCGTGGAGCGAGTTCATCGGCTACGAGGCCCACTGCTGGGAGTTGCATCAGCAGTTGCCGTTCTTCGGCGGTCTTGGTGCGGTCTATCGGGCGTGGGAGCAGTTCACCGACGATGCCGTAGTATCTGACGACGGTGTGGTGACACCCGGGAAAGATATTCGCTCCGAGGCGCAGACCACCTACTCGAACTTCGGTGAGCAGGTCATCAACAAGCACTACAAGATGGTGCGCCCGTCGATCCTCTCCGGCGGCCAGTTCTCGGTGAGCATCGCGGCGAACGTCGACTTCTCCTTCCAATCCACACAGTCGCCGATTTCCTTCACCACCTACCTACCTGGTCGGTGGGACGAAGATTACTGGGACAACGCACGGTGGGCCGGCGGACTGCTGGCTTACAACGAGTGGGAAACGGTTCGCGGCATCGGCTTCGTTGTCGCCCTGCGCGTGTTGATTCAGTCGACCTCGGAAACCTACTGGGCAAGCACCGACTGGGTATATGAGTCAGGAGGCATAATGTGAGGAAAGTGGCTCTCGAACTCTCCGGCGGCAAGGACTCGGTGGCATGTCTCTACCTGCTCCGCGACCAGCTTGACGACATCACGGTGTATTGGCTCAACACGGGCGACATCTTCCCCGAGACACGCGCCGTCATCAATGAGTGCAAGAAGATCATCCCCCATTTCGTCGAGGTGTTCTCGGACGTCGGCGCGTGGCGGCTGCACAACGGCGTACCGTCCGACGTCGTGCCGATAACGGGCGAGCATGTCCATCTACCGCTGGCCGAGAAGGACATCCGCGTGGTCGACAGTTATACCTGCTGCGCCCACAACATAATGATCCCCCTCCACGAGCGGGTGGTGGCGGACGGCAACACGACGATCATCCGTGGTCAGAAGCGTGCCGATACCCACAAGTCACCCATCCGCTCGGGCGACGTGGTCGATGGTCTGACCTTCATCTTCCCCGTGGAAGAGTGGTCTGACGAGAAGGTGATGCAGTACCTCCGCGACCAGAAGGCTCCGATTCACCCTGCCTACCTCACCGGCAAGCACGGTGCTGACTGTATGCACTGCACCGGCTGGTGGACGCACACCAACCCCGAACTGCTGGCGAACTACCCGCGCAGCAATCACTACGTCAGTTCGGTGCAGGAGATCATCAAGCGCATGGTCAAGGAACGGATGGATGCACTATGTTGATCACCGACGTCCCGAGCGTTGCCACATGGGTCGCCAACATGGCGAACG